AAGGTCAGCCTGAAATGCTCCATCAACAATAAATGCGCCAGCATGTGGGTCCGCACCATTTTCGGAGTATTTAAGGCTGACCTTAATACCGATATAAAATCCACCCAACTCGCGGGCTGGATCTGTACCATGACCACCGTTTGGTGAAAGAATTGGTTCAGCATACGCATTATTGCCGGATCCAGGATGAAGCGGATAAATGCCCTGAGCAGCACTCGCTTGATCCGTAATAGTAAGATATGCTACGCTATATCCGCTACCTGGGCTATCGATGATAATCTCAGTGATATTGAAAGGAGAAACGGTATTTACTACGGCATGCGCAGTAGCTCCGGTTCCGTCTCCTAGAATTGTTACAATCGGAGGATAGCTTGGATTAGAATTATAACTTTCTCCACCAGTCGTTAGATTTACTGGATCCGGATTAACAATCTCAATTCGGAAAATTCCTCCCTTTGTAGCAGAAATTGCAGAAGCTTGCTGAGCGATCCATTGGGGATAGTCAGGATCGTTTTCGTTGGCTGGCTGAGTTACAACCGTTTTTACGGGCATGTAATTATTCGTCATGAAATCGATAGCATATGACGGAATTGTATACATGTACTTCCAAACATAATCATCGGCCAGTGTAATAGGCTCGGTAGTAGTATGATTCGGCATAACTGTCGAATTTGTACCAGGAGAATACAAGCATTTATAGACTCTGTAGTCAGAAGTGCTTACGTAAAATTCATTGCTCTCAGATGAAACGGTTAAAATTGTTTCATCACGATCACTCCAGGGTTTGTAAATCTTGGATATCCAATCGTGTCTTGGTACCATGTTAATGATATTCGCGGAAGTGATTTCTTTCATGGCAATCATATTCTGCCATGAATCATTCATTTCCAGTACCGTATTAAAAGGAATAGTTGGTACATCCTCGATGTCATCAGGAACATTACTTAATGTTTTACCCCAAGGATCGGACTTACCGATAAACACATAGGCTTTACTTCCAGCAGTTTTAGCCGTTCCAGTACCTTCTCCAACGCCAGTTGCAACAAAAGAGGTACCAATAGTATTGTTCGCAGAACCGATGTCGGTAAAGTCAGTTTCGGATCCAAGATCCCCGAGCGTTACGATGGTATAGGTCTGGCCAATGACAAAATTACCAGAAGTTATGACAGATCCCGCACCTGCGGATACGGCCTGACGAAAATTATTAGCGTTTTCTAATCTGAAATTTGAGGAAATGATGGCTGCCATAAAGCGGTTAGGTAGGTGTGAGTGTGATCTCTAGATGGATGTCATTCCAAATAATCTGTGGTGAACTCTGGGTTGCGTAACTATTTATAACGTCTGAGATAGTATAATCTGCCCATGGATAAAGATTTCCGTATCCTAGCGCATTACGAGCATCTTCAATTCGAATATTGCGGTATCCTTTCACAGTGACGCCATCATAGAATTTCATCATATTCGATGGATTGATGATAGCTGTTCCACCACCACTTCCGGGTCCAGTTGCCGTAAATACGGTTCCAATGTCATTATCCCCAGCGCCGATGTCGGTGAAGTCGGTGTATTCTGGATCGTCAGACGGAACATTAGATGTAATGATATAGCTTTCTCCAGTTTCAAATGAACCAGCATCAGTCTTTTCAATATCCAGCCGCATTCTCCAGTATGTTGTCGTTCCACGATCTGGTTCAGCTGGTTTTAGTGTTACAGTATGGATTCTTTGTTCCTTTGCTGTTCCGGTGCCGGGACTACGCTTAACGATTCCGGTACCACTTCCGATTCCAGTTGCTAAGAAAACAGTATTGATAGAACTGTTTGCTGCTCCTACCAATGTAAAATTAGTAGTACCCGGAGTTATGATTTTATAGGTCTTTCCTATTACAAAATTTCCAGCAGTTATATTTTCTGCGCCAGTTGCCGTTGCAACAAAGACGGTACCAACTTCATTGTCTGCAGCACCGAGTAGGGTAAAATCGGTAATGTCATCAAAGGATCTAGCACTGCCAGCTACCGTATTTGCCTCATAATTACCAACCCCTGTTGCAACAAACGTAGTTCCAGTATCATTATTTGCTGATCCGATTACTGTAAAATTAGCATTTCCATATCTAGCGATACCACGACCAATTGAGTTTGTTCCTGTTCCTGTTGCAACAAAAACTGTGCCAACGTTATTGTTGGCGGCTCCGAGCAATGTAAAGTTATTAGAATCTGTTCCCGGGACTACGATGGTATACGTCTTTCCAACTACGAAATTTCCACCAGTAACTAGTACTCCGCCAACAGATTCAATGACGTACGTCTTTCCAATTTCAAATGTACCCGAAGCTTTTAAAGTGCCGCCTTTGCTTACGATGGTATAGGTCTTTCCGATTTGGAAATCTCCGCTTCGGATAATATCGTATGTTGAAAAGTATTGTCTTTTAAATTCGTTATCCTGTCCACCAATTGGATCAATAATAATGCTATATGGAATATCCTCGTTTGCGATAAGTCCAGGTTGTCTATACAACATGGAACTATAAATTCTTCCATCATCCGAATTTATAGTGCTGAGATGATTGACCTGCTCAATGAGAATTTGAATTTGCCCAAAGAAAATGAATCCAGCTGGATGTACCAGACGATTGAACACATTTTCCCACGCAGAAATATTCTGACCCGTTCTAATTACATATGAGAATTCTTGATAAAAATACGAATCTTGAAGCTTTATGTTATCAGATAGAAATCCCTTCTGATTTGAATATTGCCCACGGCGTTCAGCTTTTCCGGTGCCGGTACCCGCGCTTGTGGCTTTAAACACGGTTCCAATATTGCTATCGTCTGCTCCGCAGTCTGTAAAGTCAGTATTTCCTGGAAATGTAATTGTGTAAAATGCATTCTCCACAAATTGACCAGCAGTAGTCAATTCTCCAGGAGACCAGCTTCCTGAACTTGGAATAAGCATCGACTCTTTGGGGTAATATATTTCTACATTATCATCAAAGATAATTTTAAAGAAAAGAGCAATCGAATTCTGGGATCCGCGGATCGAGTAATATCTCATCAAATTCTTGTAGAGAGTAACTCGGTTAACATTGACCGTATACGACTTAGTCGTATCGAAAGGATTGGTTCTTACGGTTTCAGCAAGTTTTCTTGGAACTGAGATGGCAATTTCCTTTTGAATTTCATCGAGATACTCATAGTCAGCGGTATCAATATCGCGGGCAGCATCAATCCTAGAAATTTCATTACTAGGATTTCCTGGCTCATTGAGATATGAATAATAGTCTTCCAATAACTCCATGAGCTTTTCAGCATTTGGCTGAATTTGGCTTGGAATTAACGAACCAACACGAACCGCTTCTTTGGTCTGTTTGCGACTACTAGCAATGGATTCAACGGAGAGTGACATATTCGATTAACGGTGACGTGAAGGTGTCGTATAGTTAATTGCACCGGCAGATCCGGAAACTGCAATCGTATCAATTTCACCGCTGATTCTCACTTCTAATGGATCGATTTGAATCAGCTGATTGCGTTTTGGAGCAAGGTCATTCGAATTTGGTATTACTGTGATTCTGATATTATCCGTAGTATCGGGTAAAAAGTTATTTAATACGATACGACCCGCAGCTTGATACACGTAGCCAGCATCTGCAATAACTACGACTGGTAAATTATTCACAATTTTGTAAATGTATACTTGTCTATCTGGGGAATTTTTAATTGGAGAATCTCCAAAATAATGGTTAACGCCATTGATTAAGAATTCGTTGGATGTAATGACCGATTCAGTAGATTTTGTAGAATAGATTGGTGATGTAAACTGTAGATCAAAGTTATTACGGACTGTATTAGATGGAGTAATGTCCTTGAACATAAACACGCGAATGCTAGAATTTAAAACTGCAGCATTTGATGCATCAATCGACTTGAGTAATTGTGATGAACGAAATACTCCGTCAAACCGCTCAAGGTAATTTTCATTGTAATTTACGATTGCATTACGTACTTTCGTGATTAGTTCCGAACTCGTGACATCGGTCAGGTTTGGGTTAAACTTAAACGATACGTCTAATGCCACGTAGGTATATTCAGGATCTACAATCACTGGAGTAATAGAAACTACGTTTTTACCTCTCAGTAATGTGATGATTTCTTCTTTCTGTAATGTAGTTAGTAAATTTTGATCTCCGACAGGCTTGATCGAAATATAAACTTTACCGAAATTTGGATTCGACTCATGTTCTCCGCCCCATACCGTGATCGCTTGGATGTTTCCAAATTCTCTTTGGACAATCGCGCGGTAATCGTCAGCGGTCACTGCGCGGTTTTGAGTAATGAACGTGAGCGGTGCATTATATCGGATCGACTCAATTGATTCGCGAGCAGCGCCGCCGTAAGAAAG